CACTGAGTTGCGGTTGGACAACGAATTTTGAGCGGCTACATGCCGTGCGCGCGAGCATGAATTTGCAATAGAGTTGCGGCTGGACCACGAATTTTGAACTGCTACAATCGCGTCTAAATCGTTGACAGCCGAAGACAGTTGCGGCTGGACCACGAATTTTGAACTGCTACAATCTGACCTCATCACCTTCATTCAGGAATACGGTTGCGGCTGGACCACGAATTTTGAACTGCTACAATTGGCCCGTGTCGCTGAGCAATACCTGAAAAGTTGCGGCTGGACCACGAATTTTGAACTGCTACAATGGCCCGACAAATGGCGAAGTCCCGTAAGTCGTTGCGGCTGGACCACGAATTTTGAACAGCTACAATAAATCGTCGGGCAAAGCACTGTAATCACAGCGCTTTGTCCGGCCGTCATATGCAGTTTTTCGCTCGCAACACTTCTAGGTCAACGCACGTAGTACGGCGTCCGGCTCTTTCTCAATAACCCGCAACAACACATTCGCGGGGCCGCTGACTTCGCGGCGGCCCTGTTCCCACTTCCGGTAGCCGGAAAGGGACATCTGCATCACCTGGGCCATTTGCGCTTGGGTAAATCGAACACGTTGGCGCACCACCTTGGGGTCTACCGGTTCGTGTACGATGGCCGAGCCTTCGCCTTGGACGTGGGCCAAGGCTTCGGTCATTGCTTGGATAAGGTCGTCACCAACTTGTGTCATTTCGAATTCCTCGCGGCTTTTTTGATCGCCCCGGCTAATGCCGTGAGGGCTTTCTTTTGCTTCGGGTCCAAGTCCACACGCTCATTCTTGGCGTAGATCGCAAGCGCGTAAACCGGAATGGTTTCGTCAAGAAAGTAGTAAACAACCCGTGCACCACCGCGCTTACCGCGTCCGGCGAGTGCAATGCGAACCTTACGAATACCACCGGTTCCCGGAATGACGTCGCCACATTCGGGATCAGCGGCCAGAATATCTATCACTTCTGACTTTTCATCGACACTTAGCAATTCTTCGGACTGCTTCGTGAAGGTGGGGAGTTCAACTACCGTCTGCATGAGAAGTATATAACCCATTGGGTCACGTGACGCAACCCCATTGGGTTACTTTTATCTGTCTCGCAGACCAGTAATTCGGAGAAACCAACCATGCCTTTTAACGCTTCCGGCGTTTTCCAACGTTTGTTCAACTGGCGCTCCGATAGAGACGCCGTGGTGAGATTTTAGGGCAGTCTCCACACCCACACGGGGCGGCTCTAGCGGGCCGCCCCGATCCATTGTAAGGTAGGGAATGGTAAGAGACACCAAGCGGGCTTTCTTGCGGCTGATCGCCAGCCTGGAACCGCAAATCCAACAAGCCTTTCTGGCCGCAATCGAAGACGTGACTTCGGCGGCGCAAATGGCGATCATCGACGGGGCTATCGACCGGGGCGATCTGGAAGCGGTGATCCAAGCGCTGCACCTACGCCCAGAGTTCTTTGCGCCTTTGGACGACGCACTACGCCGTGCTTACATCATGGGAGGGGCCTACGCGCTGGACACGCTCCCAAAGCTTCAAGACCCAGCCGGAAACGGCGTCCTGGTGATCCGGTTCCAGGGGCGGCACCCACGAGCCGAACGCTGGATCAATAACCATTCGTCCGGCCTAATCACGGGCATTCTGGACGACCAACGACAGTCGATCCGCCAATCGCTTCTGTCAAATCTGGAAGCGGGTCGAAACCCACGCCAAACGGCGTTGGACTTGGTGGGCCGGATCGACCGCGCAAAGGGACGCCGCGTCGGCGGGCTGATCGGTCTAACGAGTGACCAAGCCACATGGGTCCGCAACCTGCGGGCCGAATTGGCTGACCCGGACCAGATGGCCCGGTATTTCACTCGCACGAAGCGGGATCGGCGCTACGACGGACTGGTACGACGCCATCTATCCGAAGGTCGCCCGCTGGCGCAGGCCGACATTGATCGGATCGCAGGGCGGTATGCCGACCGGTTGTTGAAGCTGCGCGGCGACACAATCGCGCGAACAGAAACCATTGCGTCGTTGAATGCGGGGCGGAACGAAGGGTTGGAACAGTTGATCGACACCGGCGCGGTTAGCCGGGATCAGGTCAAAATAGTATGGAATGCAACCGGAGACGGACGCACACGGGACAGTCATGCAGCGATGCACGGCCAAATCGTCAAGTTCGGCGAAGCCTTCACCAGCCCCACGGGCGCGCGAATGTTGCACCCTGGGGACACGTCACTTGGCGCAGGCGGGGCCGACGTGATCGGCTGCCGGTGCTATGCCCAAGTCAAGATCGACCACTTGGCGGGGCTGCGCAGGAACGCAGCTTAGGGAACCAGGTCGTCGATCTGGATGTTCAAGGCTTCGGCCAGTTTTTTCAGGGTTGCGACAGAGCCAGTTTTACCCCGGTCTTCGATATCGCCGATCTGGATACGGTTCACACCGGAGAGTTTGGCCAATTCATTTTGGCTAAGGCCGCGATGTTCACGCCAGAGTTTTAGGAGGTTTTCGCCGTCCAGCATACGGTTTACGAATTCAGCGGGAACGCTTTCGCCAGGGTTTGCGCGGTATTCGGCAATCGCTTGAATATCTTCAAGGTCTTCGCGTGCTTCAATGAGCGCTTCATACTCTTCGCGAGAGATGGTGACTTTTTCGTCAAGCATTTCATCGTCCTTTCAGTAGGCACTCCCGCGAGGGGCAATGCGGATTACATCGATTACGTCACCGTCAACCATAACGACGCGCCAATCGCCGACACGCAGTCGGATCGCGTCTTCACCCTTCAATGCCTTCACATTGTTGGCCTGCGACGCTGGATTAGCGGCATAAGCTTCAATCTTGGAGACAACCCTCTTGGCGGTATTTGCAGGCATCTTCCTAAGCGACTTACGGGCGGCAGGTTGGTAGGTGATCGATTTCATAAATCATATGTAGCATAAAGCTACATTGTCGTCAAGGGCTACAATGGTTAAGACATTCACGGCGCAGTTGGAAGACTTCGCCGACAAAACGGCTGACACTCTGGAAGCGGTTGCAAAACAATCGATCCAGGACGTGTTTGAGATTGCGCAAACCGCGACTGGATCGTCAGCCACCGCGCCTAAAGAGGCCAGGATTGGAACAGCCCCCTTTGTTGTTGGTAAAATGCCAGTCGATACCGGCTTTCTGCGCAATTCATTCATCGCCGGATTGAACGGCACAACCAGTTTGACCGGCCCAGACGCTTATGTCCTGGCCGTTGCCGGAATGGAATTAGGCGACGTTGTGTTCGGCGGCTGGACTGCCGAATACGCGGTGCATGTGGAATTCGGCGCACAAGGCCGACCCGCCCGTGCGTTCATGCGCAGCGCCGCCCAACAGTGGCAAGATATCGTGAACCGAAACGCCAAGGCGGTGCAATGAACTCGAACGCGGAAGCACAGATCGAAACCTGGTTCAAAGCCCAGCTTTTGGCCATGCCGGACGCACCGACGTTCGCGTGGCCGAACGTGAAGTTCGAAGGCACGCCGACCTTCGCGGAAGTAGTGTTCTTTCGGAACACACCGTCACCGCTGACACTGGATGGCAAGCACATTCTTCGCGGGATCGTTCAAGTCACGATCTGCACAGAACTTGGTGCGGGCACTGCCCCGGCCAATCAGGAAGCTGCGAAGTTCGTATCGCTGTTTCCGGCGGGCAACGTCGAAGGTGCGCCCTTTGGCCTTGCCATTCTCAGACGCCCCACGATTGCCGGGGCGATCCCAGACGACGCTTTCCTGCGGACGCCGGTCAGCATCGAATATCAGGCTTCGGCCTAACAACACATAGGAGACTGCAATGACAACCATAAGCATCAGCAGCGAACTGCATGTTGCGGCGGCGAAACCTGCGACAGACGACCAAGCGGGCTATGAAGCCCTGACCTTCACCGAAGTGGAAGGTGTGGTCAACATCGGCGAATTCGGGGACAATTCCGAAGACGTGACGGCGACACGCCTGAAAGACGGTCGCACAGAACATTTCAACGGGGCCAAGGACGGCGGCGAAATCCAAGTCCAAGCCATCAGCAACGCCTCTGATCCTGGACAGATTATCGTGAAGGCAGGTTCGGGCACCAACACCACCCATTCGTTCAAGATTGTCGATCCGAACGGCAACGCGACCTACTTCTTTGGTCGGCTGGCGAATTGGACCCAAAGCGAACGTACTGCGTCTTCGTATGAAGGCGTTGCGTTCACAATGCGCCGCAACAGCGACGCGGTTGAGGTTGCTGCCTAATGGTGGACTTGACCCAATTCGATATGAAGTCGGCTGCCGCAGAGGGGGCCGACCTTCACCTACGGCACCCTGCTACGGGTGAACCGATCTTCGAAGACGCCAAGAAAACCAAGCCGCTTTCGGTCCGCCTTCTGGGGCGCGACGCGGCGGCGGTGCAAGACGCGCTGACCGAAGCCAACCGCCTGCACGCGGACGGCAAAATCGACGAACAGGAACGCGGAATGCGCGTGCTGATCGCTTCGACAGTTGGTTGGTCCGCTGGCATGGAATTCGACGGCAAGAAACTGGCCTTCACGCCTGAAAACGCACGAAAGCTGTTTACTGATCCACGCACCGACTGGATCGCGGAACAAGCGATCCCTTTTTCACTGAGCCGTCGGAACTTCGCGCAAAACATGAAGGGCAACTAACCCTTTGCGCGAAGCACCTGGGCTACCTGCACGCCAAGCCTAAAGACTGGACCTATTCCCGTTTCGAAAAGCACGAATTGCAGCACGGGGCTGCGCCTGCGCTTCCCGTAATGGACGCGGGAAGCTATCTGTTCGAAGCGTTCTGCGAATTGGGAATGGTCCAGTCGGGGCTTAGTGGCCTTCTGCCGCTGTCGTGGACGGAAATCGACGCTTTCGCCCGCTTGACGAAAGCGTTTGCAGAACCCTGGGAAGCCCGGTTGATCCGGCGGCTGTCAAACGCCTATCTGGAAGGACACCGGTTGGGGGCGGACCCGGTTGGGATACCACCTTGGACGGATTAACCGAGTGGCTGCAACCCGGATCGGATGCGCTGTAAATCGGCTTCGATTTCTTCGACAGGGCGTTCGTCTTCACTTTCGACGGCTTCCGGGTCGGCGACGGCCAGCCGTATGTCAGTCAACAGTCGAATGATTTTGTCGAACGCCAAGAACAGTGCGCCCCCTGCGGCTGACGATACCGCCAAGGCTATCCAGCCCGGCACCTGTTGATCGATGAAAACGACCCCACAAACAGCGGCTACGACAAACATGCCGTCTGCGACAATGCGTAGAATTAACATTGGACTAACTCAATAATGGTTGATGTTGCGAACTTAAAGCTCGTTGCTGACACGTCCCATCTAAAGCGTTGCAAGCAGGACTTGCAACCTTTCCGCCTGGAAGGCGGGAACTAGTAAAC